ATCGGAATTACAATTCGACCAAAAGAACAGGCTTTACATTCGTTTTGGGGTTAACATTAACAATTCTTATGAGGTTGACGTTGAAGGTTCAAGATATACCATACATTCTATTAAAAACGTTGAGAACCAAAATAGGTTCTTGGAGTTAATAATTTACAAGTAATGGCTGGGTTTACTTTTGACATAGGTAATTTGTCGGATGTTCTTAAGAAACTTGATACTTTAGATGCTAAAGTGCAACAAGGTGTTAAAGATGAAATAAGCGCATCTGCTTTAAACATTCAAAGTGGAGCAAAGAGATTAGCACCAGTAAACTTTGGAACTTTAAGGAATAGCATTTATTTAAAAGAGCAAAAGGTTGAAAAAGGAATTGTTTTTACTGTTGGTGCAAAGGCTTCTTATGCTCCTTATGTAGAATTTGGAACAGGTGGTAAAGTTAGTATTCCAGCTGGATATGAGGAATTAGCTGGTTCATTTAAAGGTAGAAAAGGTGGCAAATTAGATGATATGGTTGAAGCATTAATGCGTTGGGGTATAGCTAAAGGGTACATTCAATCTGGGGAAGGTGCTAAAAGACACGCTTTCTTTATGGCTCTTAAAATCCTAAAAAATGGATTAAGTCCACAACCTTTCCTAATACCAGCATTTGAAGCAGAAAAGCCTAAATTGATTAAGAACATATTAAACGTAATGAAGAATGTTAAATCCTAATATAGAAATAAAGAAATGGTTTTATACTAACTTGACAAGTGCAAGTGGGTTAGTTGTTTACGATGGTTTTGCTCCAGAGGGTGCAGGTAATGAGTATATTGTAATGACAGGTAGGACATCAAGTCAAGAGCAAGGTAAAACAGGTTATACAAATAGTATTTCAATCACAGTTGATATTATTACAAAAAATGCTAACTTTGGATATAAACGTGCTGAAACTATAAGCGATTTAGTGTTAGATGATATAAACTCTGATACAGTTATAACCCTATCAAATGGGTTTACTGCTTCAAGTTTAAGTGTAGAAAGTATTAGAAATTTAGATGGCTTAAACCCTTTAGATAACGTTTTTAGAGTATTAATAACATATAATATAACAATAACTCAAAATTAAAATTAAATAAAATGCCAGAAACAAAAGTAAGCGGTAGAGATTATATCCTCTTAGCTGACCTAAACAATGACGGAACATACAAAGCAGTAGCTTGTTTGACTTCTAACTCTTTGACATCAACTTTAGGAACAATTGATGCAACTTCTAAATGTGGAGACCAATACACTCCAAATCAATCTTTTAACCAATCTTTCGAGTGTGAAGGTTTTGCGATTGATGAAACAGGTACTCCTTCTAAAGATAGTTACCAACAATTGTATACTGCTCACGCTGCTCAAACTTTGTTTGCGATTAAAATGGGTAAAGCAACTCCAGTAGCAGGTGATATTTTTTATGGAGGTACTGCTACAAGTTTAGTTTTCATTAGCAACTTTAATGTTAACGCTGCTGATAAAGATGATGTTAAATTTACTGCAACTTTCGTAGTAAGTGTACCACCTATTGCACAAACTGAAGTACCAGTATAAATAAAATAAAAAACTATGTTCCAATTAAAGACTAACAACAACACAATCCACCTAAAGTGGGGTACTTGGGCAATGCGTGAGTTTACTAAACAAAACAATATCGGTATTGATGAGTACTTCAAAGTTCTTTCAACGGCTCAAACAAGTTTGGATGTAATAGTTCAACTTGTTTATATTGGTTACAAATCTGCTTGTGTAAGCAAGAAAGATGAAGTGATATATACAATAGATGATGCTTGTGAATGGATTGATGAAGTGGGTTCTATTTTTAGCGAAGATGGTCAAATTATTGACTATTTAAAATATATCGTTGAAAGTACAGTTCACACCATTACAGGTGCAAAAAAGGAAGAAGAAAAAAAAAAGCCTAACAAAGCTAAGCTGGGATAATATCTTACTTAAGGCTGCGGAGTGCGGAATAAAACCAAATGAATTTTGGGATATGACTTGGAAGGACTTCTCCATTATCGTTTTAGGTAAGGAAAGAAACGAGTTAAATGAATGGGCGAGGACAAGAAACCTCGCCTATATTATATACTTAAGTTCCACAAGTGAAAAAACTCCTAAAAGTATGAAATCATTTTGGAGCATCCCAGAGTTGGACTATAATGAAATAGATGAAGAAAGAGTAATGATAACTGATGAACAATTAGCAAGGACACTTAAATTGTACGGAGTAAATTAATAAAGATGGCAGAGAATATAGATTTAAATATTAATATAGGTGCTAATACTACCGACTTTGAGGGTCAGTTACAAAAAGCGCAAAATCTATTAAAACAATTTGAAGCTGCCCTAAAGAAAGCTACTAACGTCGGTGAGATTAATTATTTAAATAATTCAATCAAGACCCTTAATACAACTATCACTACTTTAGGACAAGAAATGAATAAAGTAGGTAGACCTGCATCAGATGCTACAAATGCTTTAACAAACTTATCAAGGGTTGCACAAGATGCTCCATACGGATTTATTGGTATTGCGAATAACTTAAACCCATTATTAGAATCGTTTCAAAGATTACAAAAAGAAAGTGGTAGTTCTGCAAATGCATTAAAATCAATGGCTGCTGGTTTAGCTGGTCCTGCTGGTATTGGTCTTGCTTTAGGTGTTGTTTCTTCATTATTAGTAACTTATGGTAAAGATATTAGTAATTTTATTGCTAAAACACTTGATGGAACAAATGCCGTAAAGGAAAACGCAGAAGCAATAAAAGCAGGACAAGAAGCATATATGAAGGCTTATACAGAAATGTATAATCTTAAAAATGCTTTTGATGACTTTAATAATGGACTAATAAGTAAAAAAGAATTACTTAAACAATATAATGATACTTTAGGGGATACATACGGAAAAACAAATAGTGTAACTGAAGCTGAAAAAACTTGGGAAGCTAATAGTGAAAATTTTGTAAAAGCAGCAGTATTAAGAGCAGCAGCATTAAATCAAATTGATAAGGCAGCTAAAAAAGCAGCAGAAGCGTTTGAAGCACAAGCAAAGCCAAAAGAAGAATTTACATCTGCATTTGCATTTGTTGGAGCAGGAGCAGGAGGTGCAGCACCAATAAATTTACAAGCACAAACAGATAGGGATAGATTAGCAAATCAAACGAAAGTTGTTGATGGATTAAAGGCTGAAGAAAATTTTCATTTGCAAGTAGCAAAAAGCATTGAAAAAGAATTAAAAGAGTTAGAAAAAAAGTCAGTATATACTGAATATATTGGTAAAGAATTACCAAAAGAAACAAAAGAACGAGCAACACAAGTTGATTACGGAAAAGAACTTGTAAAACAAATGTTAATGGTTCAAAATGCTTCTAAAGCATTTAGGGATAATATGAAGGCAAGTGGATTAGAAATGATTAAATTGTCTGGTTTTACTCAAAGTGAAGAAAATGAAAGAACTAAATTAAATGATAGTGCTAAAAAGTATTATGAAAAACAAGCTAAAGACTTATTAGAGGAATCAAATAAATCTGGGTTTGGTTCATATATGCAAGGCATATTTGAAAAGGATAAAAACGAAATTGATGCTGACGCAGCAGAAAAGAAAAGAATAGATGATTTAACGCAATCTTATGCTCAATTTGCTCAAACATTATCAAGTAATGTAACTAATGGTTTATTTGCAATGTACGATGCTATGCAACAAGGACAAAATCCTTTAGAGGCTTTTGCAAATGCCTTTTTACAAATAGGTAAGAATATTGCTGCAATGGTTATTCAAGCATTAATATTTGAAAAAATTATGAACGCTTTCCCTGCTCTTAAAGGTGCGTTTGCTGCATTAGGATTAGTAGGAAATGCTTTAAGTGGCGCAAGAGTAGCAGGTTCTATTGTTAACGCAGGTAATAATAATCCAAGTTTTAATCCAAGTGGAGTAGCTAACAATAATGCATCACAAGGTCAATTTGTATTAAAAGGTTCTGATTTGGTTTTGGCAACTCAAAGAGCAAACAATAACTTAAATATAAGACGAGGATACTAATGGCATACGAAATAAAATATAGAATCACGGCAGCAACTAAATCGGATGTTACAAGTGTATTAAATATTTATGAGGATGGTTACGATGGCGAGATAATAGAATATCCTTGTATAAGTTTACAATTACAATACATACCAAGAAGCGATGATGCTTTTGAGCCTATTTATGTTAGCCAATTAAGCGTGGCAATAGATGTTACTGATAATGTAGAGGATATGCCTGACTTTACTACATTAGATGATAGGAAGTATTTTGTTGAATTATTAAGTGGCGCAAATGTTGATTTTATAGGGTGGATATTAAGCGATAACGTTCAGTATGTTTTTTCAACAGGTCGCAAAGATTTGTATTTTAACGCTATTGATGGATTAGGTATGTTAGAAACAATACCATTGCCATTAAGTGATGAAACTGAATTAATATATGTAGAAAGTGCAAAAGACTTAATATCAATTGCATTAGGGCAAATAGGTTACCCAATAGATTATAAGATTATAAGTGGAGTTAGTTTTTATTCAGAAGATATGGATAATAGAACTGATGACCCAGCTGCTGATGGTTTGGCTCAATCTTATATTAATTATGCAACTTTTATTAATGATAATCAAACTGCAACAAATTGTCTTGATGTATTAACAAGAATTGCAAAATCATTTGGTTCGAGATTATTTCAAGCTAAAGGAAACTTTTACATAGTTCCTTTAACACAATTTGCACAAGATTCATATTATGCAACTATTTATAATAGTGATGGTACTATATTCGATGACATAATTATAAGTGATAGAGAAGAAATACAAGGATTTGCAGCAAACACAAGCGGTTTATACTTTGTAGACAATAGCCAATTTAAGTTAATTAGAAAAGGTTACAATAAAGTTAGATTTAATAAAGTTGTTGAATATCCTAATAACTACATTACAAACTGGAATCTAAAAACATTTACAGTAGTAAGTCCAACAGTAAGCAATGCTTTTTCTTGGTTAGCAAATAGAAATGGTGGAACTATTTATGTAAAATCACAAGCAGAGAAAAAATATAATGCTTGGTATATTGATTATCCAACTGCAAGTCCACATTTTTCATCAGTAACTGCTAACAACTTACCTTTTATAAACCCAAGTGAAGTAATAAAATTATCATTTGATTTTGCTACAATAGGAGCAGTATCTGGAACACCAGATGCCTTATTCCTTTTAAAGTTACAAGTGCAACCTGTTGGCGGAAATGCTTACTTTTTAAATCAAGATAAAAACTGGTCTATTGCAGTAAACCCAAATGACCCATATTATTATTTTCCTTATTGGGGTGCTTCTCCAGTAACAAATTTTACAATAGAAGCTGCGCCTTGTCCTATTTTTGGTCAATTATATATGGAGATTATTATGTGTAGCAGTTCTTCTGGTTTTTGGAAAAGCACTGTTAAACAAGCTGAAATAAGCAACTTTAATATGAAAATAGATAGCTTCTTTAAAGAGGTTACAACCGAAAGTTATATAAATGATGTTGAGGAGTATGTTTTAGATATAGATTTACCAATGGGATTTAATGATATTAATGATGCAAAATATAACTACACAGGTTATATAAGCAAATCAGATGGTAGTATGTTATTAAATTGGTACAGACAAGAATTTCCAGATAAAACATATAGAAGCCTAAGTGAATTAATTGTTCAACAATATTCAAATTGTTTTAATAAGAACATTATAAACTTGGATGCTTCTTTTATGGGTATGGAAACAGATAATGGTAGATTTAGCGGTGCAATGAGAATAAATGCAACTGACTTAGACCCTGCTCAAATAAGTGTTACAAATAAAAAATACATAATAGGTAATTCAACAATAGATTTACCTAATGATGTTATAACGGCTACTTTATTAGATATTAATCCAAATAATGTAGAAACTACAATGACAACTGTTTATGATAGTAATCCATTATCAAGAGAATTAACTGGATTTGGACATCAAAGGTCTAATGGTTATCTAACTAAAGAAGCTGCTCTTGCTGGTCCTTTAACAAGCAACTTAGTTTACTTAGACCAAATAGGAGTTCCTTCGGTTGGAGATTTCTTCTATCAAAGTGAGTTCCTAACTGTTGGATTTAATGGTGCGAATATTTGGTGGAGGGTTTTGGTTACAGATACTTACTCACAGGCTTATAGAATTAGC